AAAAAATTAAAAAATGGTGAAACAAGTGGAATGGTTAAATCATTAGTAGGTTGGGGTTTATTTGGAACTGCTATGCAAATTAGAGATTCTAAAATAGCTGGTGAAAAATGGAATGAAATAAAAGTAGGAAATAAAACAATAGATATTTTTCCATACAATCCATTAGCTGCATATTTATTTGTGGCTGATTTTGTAGATAGATGGCAAGATGGAAGATTGGGAACTATAACAGGAACAACAAAAGATTTTGCAAAAGTATTTTTAGGTACAAGAGGTGGTTCAGGTTTATTTCTTGTAGATCAATTATTAGAATCTATTGCAACTACTGATAGCAATAAAGGATTTAAAGTTATTAATGAATTAGTAGGTCAAATAGCATCACAATACTTTACACCATTTAAAACTTATATGGGTTTTTTAGATGCAGCAGATGGAAATATAAAAGCTGCTAAAGATACTAACACTTCTAATTTAGATAATGCAAAAATTAATCCACTTTATTCTATTGAAAATAATTTAAAATCTATATTTAATCCTGCTGAACTTCCTGATAGAACATCTGTAACTCATGCAGTATTATCGGAAGATGGAACTAAATATGTTGCAAGACCTATAAAAGGTGAAAGTGCAAATATTTTTGGAAAAGAAATACCATCTACTGTTTTTACAGAATTTACTGGTGTTACAATTAGACAGGAAAAAAATTCTGCTGAAATAGAATTAGATAAACTAAACTTTAGATATAATGAAATATTTAGAAGCACAGGTATTCCAGTTTTAGATAGAGCATTTAAAAATGTATTTGCTCCTAAAATACATTTAGGTTTATCAGCAATAGTAGATTCACCTGGTTATCAATCTTTAAGTGTAAATCAAAAAAGAATAATTATAAAACAATACATACAAGGTGCTAGAAAAGAAACTATGGAAGAATTACAAGGTGATGCAAGTTTAGTTCCTTATCTTATGGAATATAATTTTTCTAATATACCAAAAGATCAAATGAAAATTATACATGATGCTATTGGTAAAGATTATTTAAATAATTTAATTAAGGAGTTTCAAAAATAATGCCAACACAATCTCAAAAAAATTCTCAAGATATTATAAAACTACAAGGTGAACTTAAATTAGTACATCAAAAGATTGACACTATAAAAAATAATCATCTTAAACACATGGATGAAAAGATAAACAATATATATAAAATCTTATGGTTCGTAGCTGCACTAAGCATATCAAGTCTAGTCAATCTAGTATTAAGTTTAATTCAATAGATATTTCTGCAAGACAAAAGAAAACATCTATTAAGGGTGTGGTGGGTGAATACGAAACAATAGCAAAGCTAACAAAACAAGGATTTTATGTAGCAAAAAGTTGTGATCCATCTTGTCCATTTGATATTGTTATAGTGGATAAAGATGGTAAAATACAACTATTAGACATAAAAACAAATACTTATAGAAAAACAAATAAGGGAAAAATTTTAAAAAACAAACCTAAAGGCTCTTATAGAATATATAGAAGTCCTACAAAAGAACAAAAAAAATTAGGTATAAAATTGGTAATGGTAGATTATGAAAAGTAAACCTCTTAACATATCAGAATCGGCTTCTGTACAAATGCCGATGAAGACAGTTGCTAGTTTAATTTTATTGGTGGCTGCTGGTGTTTTTGCATACACAGAACTAACTGCAAGGCTAGTATCGTTAGAGACATCTAGAGAATTATTTGAAAATGATTTACTTAAAAAATCCGAACAAGTACCTGTGGATCAAGAGCAACATTTTTTATTGGAGGATCTTTATAAGTCTGTAGAGAAAATGGAAAAAACTCAAGAAATGAATATGACAAACAAAGTCAATATAGAATTTCTTAATTCACAATTAGAAAAAGCATTAGCTGATATTGAACAATTAAAAGATAAGGTTAGAGAAAATGGAAAGAATTACTAGAAAAGTTGTGCAATATATTTCTGATATGGAAAAAAAAGCAAAGCAAATGAACTTTGTAAAAAATTTAAAAAAAGAAGTAGAAACTGGCAAACATGGTACACAAAAATATGTTATCAAACAAGGTCAGAACAAAGGTAAAGTATTATGATTGAAACAATTGTAGGTTTGCTTTTAATTATTAATGGAGAAATTAAAGAAGCAAGAATACAAAAATCAATGTCAGAATGTTTAAAAGGAGCTAGAGTTGCTAAAAGAGAATTAAAATATAATACAAATATTAAATATCAATGTATTCGTAGCAAAGCAGAATTAGAAGATAATATAGATGGTAGTAAATCAATTAAAAAATTAATATTAGAATAATGGATAAAATATTTTTAAAAATTTTTGGCACAATAGATAGTTATTGCAATTGGGTTGAAAAATTTTTTATACAAAAACCTAGAAAAAAAAATAAAACAAAATGCAAAAAATGTCATTGTAATTGTCATTGCAATAAACCCTTGCATACTCATTGGCATGATGGGGATTTGTGTGCTTGTGGAGGTTGTAAACATTAAGTATTTTATGAGGTGTAATTATGGAAAAATTTATGCTATTACTAGAATGCTTATGCAGAAGATTGTATGGTTTTGTATGGCGATTAAGAATAAAATTAACAACAAATTTGGAGAGAAGAAATGTACGAAAGTTTAAAAAAAGAAATACAAGAACATGAAGGTTTTGTACCAAGAGTATATAAAGATAGTCTTGGCAAAAGAACTATTGGATATGGACACCTATGTGTAGAACCTGAACAATGGGATGACAATAAAGAATATACTAAGGAAGAATTACAAAATGTTTTTAACAAAGATTTTGATGAAGCACTTAAAAATGCAGAACATTTAATAGGTGAAAGACCTGTCAATCATATTGCTAAAGAAGTAATTATAGAAATGGTTTTTCAATTAGGTATAGGTGGTGTAGGTAAATTTAAAAATATGTGGAAAGCTCTTGATAGTGAAGATTATGGTGAAGCATCATTTCAAATGCTAGACTCACTATGGGCTAAACAAACACCTGCAAGAGCTGGTAAACTATCAGGTAAAATGAGGAGTGCAAAATTATAATGTGGTTAAATATAGCATCTAAATTAGTTCCAGGTATGATAAAAACTGGTATGTCTATAGCTGCTAACAGAAGAAAGACAAAAGAATTAGAGTCTGTAGCAGAATTAAAGTTAGCTGAAAAAATGGCTAATGGTGAGGTTGAATATAAAAAAGCTGTCATAGATTCACATAAAGGGGATTGGAAAGATGAATTTTGTTTGGTGCTAATCTCAATCCCTTTGCTTTTATTAGCTTGGTCTGTGTTTAGTGATGATCCTAACATACAAGCTAAGATAGATATATTTTTTGATAAGTTTGCAAATCTACCAATGTTTTATCAAGCTCTTGTAGTTGGAGCTTTTAGTACGATACTTGGTATAAAAGGTGTTTCTACATTTAAAAAAAAATAGATGTCTGACAACAGTTTGGATATAATAAATGAATATAAAGATCAGGTTCGTATATTAAAACAACAAATAAGTGAACTTGAAGATGCAGGTAAATCAAAAGATGCTGCTAACAAAAGATGTTTGCAGAAATTAGAACATTTAACCAAAGACCTTGAAGATGCTAACGCAAAGATTCAAAAGTTGGAGGACACAAAGGATGAAAAATGAAAATAGCTTTAACAATAGTAATGTGCAGCACACTAGCCAACACTTGCCTAGACCCTCACACTTTTCCTAAAGTATATGATACTTATTATGATTGTTTATTAGATGGCTACCAAAAATCATTAGATAAGACAAAAGAAATAGGAAAAAAAGAAACTAATCTTTATCAAATATATTCAAAGTTTGGATGTAAAGAAGTTATTACACCTCCACCAAAACCAAAAATAAAAGCATGATATATTGTGTGATATGGAAAAAAGACAATAAATATGAAATGTTTACTAATACAATATTTGCAACAGAAGAAAAAGCCATAGAGTTTAGAGATAAACAAAAATCTATGCGTAAAAAACATGATTGCAGAGTTGTAGAATTTGATTATAAATACTTTAATGGAGTAGATAAGATAGATTAATATGGCAATAGATAAATCAAAAATGAAATGCAATTCACCTAGACGACAAGTACAAGGTGGTAAAAAATTTGTAGTTAAAGCCTGTAAGGGTGGTAGAGAAAAGATTATTAGATATGGTGATGCCAATATGAAAATTCGTAAATCTAATCCAGCAGCTAGAAAAAGTTTTAGAGCAAGGCACAGATGTGCTAGTGCTAAAGATGTATTTTCTGCAAGATATTGGTCTTGCAAAAAATGGTAAGGTCTATTATAAAAATAATAGTCAAAGTAAGAATGCTATATGCCAATTTAAGAGGTCATCCTGGTAAAAAATGGAACTATGAACCTGGTGATTGGTATATGGGTCGTAAAAACAAAAAGGAGTAAATATGTACGGTAAAAAAAAACCTATGAAAAAAAAGAAGAAAAAGAAAAATAAAAAGAAAAAAATGGTTAGCAGATATTAATATTAGGTGAAATCATGTTAATGGTTGGGTATGGTTGGAGGGTTATAAAATAGGAGAAAAATATGCCAAAAGGAAAAAACAAAAAGTATAGTAAAAAACAAATGAAGATAGCAAGAATGGCTCCTCCATTTGATAAAATAACTGGTGCTGACTTTGCCAAACTTAAAAAGAAAAGGAAAAAAAAATGAAGGAACTAACAAAAAGACAAAAAGATACTTTAAAAAGACACAAAAAACATCATACTAATAAACACATGGCTATGATGAGAAAAGCTATGAGAAAAGGTAAAACTTTTGGACAAGCTCACAAAATGGCTATGAAAAAAGTTGGTAGATAAATAATGAAGCAACATATCATAAAAGCATTAGAAAAAAGATATGAAGCTGAAGTATGTGAGTCTGAAGCAACAATAAAAATTTATTTTAATAATAGTGTTGGTATTGGTGAACACCCACAACACATTGATGAAGTAGATAAATTGGTAGAAAAGATAGCCAACGCAGAAGAAAAATTAAAAATAATAAAGGAGTTAGATAATGGCTAAATTATGTGCTGCTGGAAAGGCTGCTGCAAAAAGAAAATTTAAAGTCTATCCTTCCGCTTATGCTAATATGTGGGCTAGTAAATATTGTAAAGGCAAAGTAGGCAGAAAAAAAACTAAAAGAAAAAGATGAGTTTAAGAAAATGGACACAACAAAAATGGGTTGATGTAGCCAATAGAAGATCGGATGGTTCATATCCCCCATGTGGTAGATCAAAAGGTGAGAAAAGAAGAAACTATCCAAAGTGTTTACCTATAGCAAAAGTTAGATCAATGACAAAAAGTGAATTATCTGCTGCCGTAAAAAGGAAAAAACAAGCTGAGAGAAAACCAAGAAAAGGTAAAAGACCTAACTATGCGAAAACATAGAAAGAATTGGAATAGAAAAAAAGAAATCATAACATTAGTTGGAAGTTGTAAATATTGCGGAGAAGAAGTGTTAAACACAGATAGCTTTGTAAGTTTTTTTCAATCTGGTCATGCTCACTATGAATGTATGCGTAAAGATGCTGATGATAAAACTTATGAAAATGAAGTTAAGACCTAAGTTGTTTCATGGTTTTTTTTACTAATTCAAACCACTCATCATAATATTTTTTATCTTTTGTTTTATTATAAAGATTGGCTAGTTCATCTAGCCTATTTGTTTGGTGATCTCT